AATCTGGAATAAAAAATACTAATTTTTTAATATCTTGAGTAAGAAATATAATTATAAAATCTATAAATGCTATCATCTTATCTAGAAACTTACCAAAATCTGTATCTGCTAACTTAATTTGAGATTGAACATTTAAGTTACTATTCCTAGCTACATAGGCAGACCATATTCCTTGTATAAGACAACATAAAACTTGTGGATCTTCCAACCAACTTACCATAACAGATAACATATCATTAGCTAAACCTTTTAGTATTGGCTTATTAATACCATCAACCATTTCGCTTAAAAGTCCCATTCTTTTTTTAAGTTCTTTACCAGGAGCACCCAGAACATTAATAGTAGAAGGATCTTGTAATATATCAAATACTTTATCCACTCCAGTAGAAAACTGATCTATATCTATTTGAGAATTAGGACTTTGTTGGTTCATTCTTTTTCCCTGCTGCTGTCATTTTATCTGATTCAGAATTATTATATCTAAATGCATATATGCTATCTTTATGTTCTGCTGTCTTATTTTTAAATTCCTTAGTTCTATCATCATCTTTAAGAATTCTACATTGAAATTTTTCAAATTCTAATATTTCTCTCATTTTTTTAATTTGAGGAAGAAATAGAGCAGCGCCAGCTACATAACCATTCTTTTTTACATGTGCCATTAGTTAGTTCCTTTTAGATCTTGTTTATAATTATCATAAGTATCTACAATAGATTTAGGTGGAGTGTAAGCATCTGCTTCAACTGCATTTAAAACTATTTTGGCAGATTTAACACAATCTGGAGAACATCCAAACATTTCGGGTTTTGATTTATCAGCATTTACTTCAAGATCACTCTTGCCAAAACAAGGAACGCTATCTTCAATATCAGAAAACATTGCTTCTAGATCTGACATACTTTTAGATGGAATCTCATTTCCTTCTTTTTCAGGAGGGCAATTTGTTAATTCATTTGCAGGACATTTTGTATCTATAGATGGTTTATAATCAGGATAGAACATTGGAGGAATAGAACAAATTAAAAATCTTCTTAATCTATTTAAAAGTTTATTTAAAGGACCCTGAGCATCAGTAAAAGAATTTTTAGCAGTTCCTTGTACACATTCTTTTGGTTTTCTACGAAATCTACCAATGGTTTTATTTCCACATTTTAATTTTTTAAAGAAACATATTAATGTATCAGAAGGATTGGCAATCATTTGTCTAGAAGGGTTTATTATAGTTAGATCCACAACAAATTTAGGCCATAATTGATTCCACCATAACATTAAGATAAATTCTATTGTAAAATCTTTCATTTTTTTATCATGTTGTTCATTCATCTTTTGACCCATATCATTCAAAGTAATTTCAGCATTCTGAATAGTTCTTGGTCCCAGAGTTAAACTTTTTGCTATATTTGGAGTTACTTCAGCGCATTTCAATCGTGGTCCATTAATTGTTCCATCACCAAGCATAGCTGCTAGGACAGGGTCTATACCAAGAGACATTAAAGGAACATAATCGATTATAGCTTGCGCTTTATCAAATATATCTTGCGTTATAATCCCATCTTTTCCACCTAATTGATTAACAGCATCTGCTATTATACTATTCGCTGGAGGAATTGCCATATCTTTAAGATGTTCATCAACTAAGTCCTCTAGTTGCTCTATCTGATCTTCAAAATCTTTTACTTCATCTATTAATCTATCTAAATCTTTATCAATTTCTCGTTCTGTACTAAGTCCAGGAGAACTACCATCTGAAAGAATTTCTGGTTGATCTTCAGCTTGAGAAACAGCACTAGTAGAAGTTGGTCGTAGATATTGTTTTACCCTACCAACTATTTTAAGTTGTTCTAGTATTTCTGGAGGAAGTTCTCTATCAACAAAATCCGCGATCTGATATGTTTTCTCGTTCATTAAAATCCCCGTCTAAAGTTAATATTTTGTCTAGTGCCAGACATAAAAGTTCTAGATCCTCGTTGTTGTTTTGGTGGATAATATTCTGGATCTCTAAGTGGAGTATTATAAGTATTATTTACTCCTTTAAATTTAATTGGAATAGGACTATTAATTCCACCTGCTCGTTTAGGAAATAAATGACTTCTAGGATCTGAAAACATATTTATACTATAAGATATTTTAGAACTTAAAAGACTACCAAATTTTTGCTGAAATCCATATATTGCTAAATTAAATGCATCTAGTATATGATCTTCACCTTCATAAGAATAGTCACCACGAGTAGTAACATTTTTAACTATGTAACTTCTCATTTGACCAATTAATCTATTTGTTTGATCTTCTTCAGAAGGTAAAATCATCATTCCTTCTTCTAATGATATTACTGAAAAGTTTACCATTAATGATTTATTTCTTTTCTTTACATTTTTACCTAGCATGTGATCAAAGTGTTCTACTACTGCTCCACTATCAACTACTACTAGTTTTCTGTTTAGTTGCATCTCAGGATGAGCTCTACCATGCAAACTAAGTTCTTCTATATTAGTATCACCCGCACCATAATCAACATATATAAAGTCTACCTGATAGTGGTTAATTAATCTAATGATTTCTGCTCTAGTTAACCTCTGAGTAGCTTCCTGTGACTTAATTCCTCTTCTATAGAATAGTCTATACTTACCAGTAAAATCAATGGTAACATCTGTTCCTTTTTCATCATCAAAATAAGTATGATAAGTTGGAGTAGTACAATATTCAACCATTACGATCTGACCACCATTGATATAACTATTCCAGTCTACTCCAATTATATATTTATGAGCAGGATTCTGAGTAAAACCAGGATCAAACATATCTGGATCAGAAAGATTTATTTTTCTATTATATTTAAAAAGACATCTATTTATAAGATGATGTTTATATACTCCACCAAATTCTTCACCAAACTCAGCTCCATATTCTCGTTCAAAATTGGCACTAGACGTGGTATGTTTAACTTGGAACTCAGAACTATCCTCTATTGGAGTTCCCTTCTCCTTGGCCTTCTCTATGCTTAACCAGTTATCATTATCTGGATGCCACGAATTAACATGTGAATGATACCACCCAATAGTTGAAGCATCCATGCACCAATTAAAAAATTGTTCTCGTTTTCCAGATGGAGTAGAGCAAACTCTAAATCTAACATCTTCGTGAGTAGTTCTAATAGGAAGAATTACTTGTTCTATAATATCTCCAGGAATATAATCCATCTCATCTATAAATATCATATCACCAGAAAGACCTCTCAACGAAGTTCCCTGATTAGAAGATGAGATACCAATTGTATATCCTTCAATTGTACTTCCTTTTGTATTTTCATCAGGTCCTTTAAATTGGATTAAATGAATATCAGATGTTCTAACTTTTTCAACTTGGTCCATTAATAAAGGACTATCCCCAATTAATTGAACGAATGTATTCCATAGTTCTTTTACCTGTGATTCGTATGGACAAAATACTAGAATTCTAAAAGGTTTAGTTTTAGAATCTTTTTGTTGAATCATTCTTATTAGTGGCCAAGCTTGAGCCCACCACAGACAATCTGCACAGAACGTTACCGACTTACCAGAACGTCTACCCCAGCGCGTTATCATATTTTTATATTTACGAGTATTTCTAAGTATATCTTTTTGATAAGATCTTAATACTAAAGGTTTCTCCCTATTTCTAGGATCCCTTAAATAACTTTCACACCATATAAGTGGATCTTCGAATGTCTTTATAATACTTGAACTTAATGCCATCTTCTCCCCTTTTCTTCCTCTTAACTATGCATCATAGACGCTTCTCCGCCCATAGCTGATCTACCATTAATATAGGATTTAGATATGGCTTGTATACTTCTTTGGCGTTCTGTAGCAGCTCCCTGAGATAAATAACTTAATTGTAATTGTCCACCCATTTCAGGCATAAATCTATTTTGGTAATCTTTTGCTATATTCCCTACAGTATTCATAGCAGCTTGAGCAAGTGGCCTAGCCACAAGACTACCAATATCCCATGCTAACATTGTTAATCCAACAGCTGATACGGCTTTGCCACCTCTTATTCCCCACTTTAATAAATTTTGAGATTTTAATAACTTAGTACTTTCAGATGCTTTAATACCTAATCGTTTGGATTCAATAAATGTTTTTAAATAATCAGATCTAGCATTTTTTAGGGTTGATTTATTTACCCCTAATTTTTCCATTGTAATTATATTCATTTTTTGGTTATTAGCTTTAATATTAGATATGCTAACATTATGTAATTCTTCTTTTATTATTTTATTATAATCTGTATTTAGAAAATTATTAAATCTTCTATGTCCACTACCTAAAGGATTAAATAAATTTCCAGCACTTTTAAAAGTTCCTTTAATTCCAGATATTTTTCCACCTTTCCACGCTTCCCTAGCTAATCCTATTTGTTTTTTCCATGCAGATCCTCTAGTCTCAAAGGGAGTCCATATTCCTTTAGAAGTACTATAAGTCCCAGGCCACATAGTATAAGGAGCCAACATAGTAGTAGGAGAAATAGCTCCAAGTGCCATTTCTTTAGCAGCAGTTCCTATTGTTAATTGTTGTTCAGTAGTTTGTCCACCATAAGGATCATATGCCATCTAATTATCCCCTCCCATGTCTATTTTTACTTAAAGCATTTGATAGACCAACTGTACTAAGACCAATTCCACTAGTTATACCAATACTTTTACCAATTCTAGATGTGTTTAAAATATTTTTAGACATAGCACCATCTTTCATATATCTTTCAAATGTACCGACTGTTTTATTTGCGCCTTTCATAACAGCAACATTAAGCATTCCAACAGCTCCCATTGCGAGTTTACCAAGTATTCCTTTTCCTTTTGTAATAGCGCCAGGTATTCTTTTTGCAGCATTTTTTATTGTTCTTCCTCCAGATTTCATTCCACCCATAAAAGTCATTTTAGCATTACTTACTCCAGTTCGTAATGATCTTTCAGCAAGAGGTGCTAGTGCAGTATTTTTTTGAAGTGAATTATAACTTTTAATATTAGATTGTACTTCACTTAGAGATATACGTTTGGGACCTAATGGAGATTTAACCCACTTATCCATCATTAAAGATGTTCTTTCATTTCTACTCCAAGCGATTCTATTACTATTTCCTTTTTTAAAAGCGCCATAATTTGTAGCCATTTAGTACCTCGTGTGACCTATAGCATTTTTATTTAAAAATAACGCCATATTTTGTTCTGTAACATTAGACGTTGTTGTAACTATTCCTTTTCGTACACTACTAACATAAGGAGTTATTGTTTTTGAAGCAGTTTTTAAAAGTTTAACTGGACTACCAAAATCAGTCATTGTCTGGGTAAGAACATCATATGAATGTTTTTGATTCTTAGGAAGAACAGGTTGAGATTTAAAACTATCTATTCCTTTTTGAATAGCCATAAGAGAAACCGCTATCCCAATACCCATCGCTCCTTTTCTAAACCACTTATGTTGAGAAAGTAATAATGCTTTTTTACCAACGGTAGTATTATCCATTAATTTTTTAATAGTTTGAGATGATTGAGTAACTGGAATATTAAATTTAAGCGCTGATAGACCTTCTTTTTTAAATATTTCTCTAGCTTCTTTAAAACTTAAATTAGTTGATTGTACGAAGTTTTTAGTATGATCTTTAAATTTTTCTAATATATGTTTAGTCTTAGCATTACTAAAATCAGATAATCTTTTAGTTTTAACAATAACATCATCCCAATTAACATTATTCTTCGACATTATTAGCAGCCTGTTGTATCATTTGCTCAAGAGTTCTAACATCACTCTGCATACCATATTTTTTCTTTGCTCTTCTAGTAGCAGCAAAACTATCTATAATACTATGTTTAAGTTTTTTTAATTCTAATTTAATTTCTACATTTGGAGACATTTCTTCTCTACTCACAATAGCCTGTCCAACTTTTTGCTCAACTATTTGTGTAAGTCTACCATCACTAAG